CCTGCTACATACTCAAATTTTTTAGTTGCTAATGTCTTTCTCATAATATACCAATACCCATCATCTCTTTGGAAGCCAAAGTATTTATAAGTAGCTGTTGCTTCAATATCTGCAATAGCATATCTTTCAGTTGGTTTCGCATAAGTTACATCTTGACTACTGGTTGTGCCAGCAGCCCAGCAAGCTGTTGATAATGTTAGTACAGTGCTTCCACCAGTATTCTTTTTTATATCCATTGTCATTGGAAGATTAGGCTCAGCAATACTTGGTATAGTAGCACTATTTGGGTGTCTGATAATGTGGAAGGTTACCCACTCGCCATCTGGGGATAGTATTTCATAGTAAATTGGTGCTGCACCTAACCAACCAAATCTTATTCTATATAGATTATCTTTAGTAGGGTCTAATGCTTCTGGTGTGCCATTTCTTGTAAAGCTAGAGCCCGTCTGTCCACTAAGAGTATCTTCGCTAAAACTTGCTTTAGCTGTTGTGGTGTCTGCTCCACTAGTTCTTTTGGTTACACCAAATGATGTACCTTCATATCCTATAAAGAAACCATTGTTGTCATCATAAAGACCTATTCTTTGATAAGAGTTAGCAATACCTGTAGTAAAAATAGTAGTAAATGCAGCATATATTTCTGAGTGTGGGTGATATGTAGTTGATAGATTTGATACAGCCTTATAGCCACCATTAGTGTTTGCTCCTGTTGAGATTGTACCTTGCCCATTACCTACTGATGCACTACCACCACTGGTTGGAGTTACTGTTAGTTCAGTTAGTAAATTAGCAGCAGCAGTTGAGAAATCAATTTCTATTTGATTATGGCGAGTGCCAATAATTGTCTGGTTGAATATATCAGTCTGTGCAGTTGAGCCACCACCACCGCCTGCAGATATATTGTTTACTGCATCTATAATACCTTGAGTATCTACCCTGTTTGCATCTGCATAGGCTGTAATAGCGTTATAAAAGCTCTTGCCATCACTTAGTCGTACAGATATAGGTGCATTAGCACTAGTCGGAAATACTACGTCCTGCTTCTCTACATTGACATAAGGCTGTGGCAGATTAGCAATATTATCGTTTAGCTGGTCAAAGAACTTAGATAGCTCCTTGAAGTTTGTAACCTTTATATCGGGTTGCTGAGCGTCTGCAATATTCTTAACAGTAATTTCAGTCACTTGCTCTGGTTTATTAGTCTCAATAGCTTCTGTGACGGTCTCACCTAGATTGCCAAGCCACTTCTGCAGTTCTTGTAGGTTAGTTACCTCTACGGCTTTCTCAGTGTTCACCTTTACGTTACCTTCAACTTTAACATCGCTGACCGGTGGCTGATAGGTATCTATTTGCTTCTGAACTAAACCACTAAGCTGATCAATGCCCTTATTTAGGGACATCAACTCTGTTCGTTGCTCTTCAAGGTATAGTGATAGATCTTTCTGATCCATACTATTCTCCTGCTGTTCTGCCGCCAGGTACTAGTGAACATGTACAGTTCGGGTGTAATGGTGGCGTATCTATGTCTGCATACTCAATTCTCATTGTCCCACCACTCTCACCAGTAATAACATCTCCAATGCCAGTAAAGTTTGTTCCAATAGTCTTAGTTCGTCCGGCATAGGTCCTACAGAACTCGCAAGCTCCAGGATTTACAAACCATTCTACTGTTGCATATCCATTCTGCTTGTATACCATCTCAGCTGTGCGGTTACTAGCTTTCAGGCTTTCAGTTCGTGCAATTCGTTCTGCCCGGTATCCTTTAGCATCTGAATATACTGATTCAACTCGCTTCTTAATCTTTACGAGGCTTTCTCCGGCTTGCTGTCCCTCTGTAATAGTCTTTTCAAGTGCAGCAATAGTATCTGCGTTATATATACCAGCAATCTGCTTAATCTGAGCTTCTACTGTAGACCGCATTTCAGGAGTTATAGTTAGTAGCTCGCCAGTAATAAAGTTTGCTACGTCTTGTCCCTGTGCTTCTATTAGGTCAATGATAGTTGGGGTTAGTAATGTTGCAAGTGCTTCTGATTCGTCCTTAACGCTGAATAGCCAATCTTCGTAAGCCTTTTTAGATGCGTCAATATTAGCAATGACACGATTCTCTTGCGACAATGTGAACTTTGATATGTCTCTCTTAACACGCTTAGCATAGATATCATTTGTTTCCACCAGTTTGCTCCTGAATGCTTCTTGATCTGTATTAAGTTTCTTTAGCTTTTCGGCTTTAGTAAGTGCAGTCTTTAACACTATTTGCTTTGACATTGATGGATCTTCATTATGACCCATTGGAGGCATTACTCCTGTGGTAGTTGGTAGATCATCGCCACCCTCTATAGGTTCATATCCAAGCTCTTCACGAACCTCATTTACTGTAAGCACTACATTGACTAGGTCTTTGTGTAGCATGTGTTCATATTCTTTATCTTCTGGCACTGGTGATTCGTGAGTAATATCTATAGACTCACCACGTCCTGAGTCCATCATAGCTATTTGCTCATAGATACGGTCTAATCGTCGCATGATAGGCTCAATCTTCTCTTTGTTGTAGACATAGCTAAATGCTTCAACTGTGTTGCGTCCTAGAGCACCACCGTCTGTCATACCAAGCATCTCCTTTGGTACTTCTAGCATCATCAGCACGTCGTTCTTAGCCATCTTACGTGTAATCTCTTGGTCAACGTCTTTTAGTGTTGCACCTACGGCTTTGAAATCAGCTTGCCCACCCCTAATGAAAGCTGTTTTACCTGCATTATGTGGTCCTTCGTATCCTTCACGCCATTGTGCAGCAAACTGTTTGAATGTTTCTCGGTCCATGTCCGGCAATGAAACAATACCGCTTGGGCTTGCGTTGTTCTTCATGTAGTTGAGTGTGAATATAGCAGTAGTTATTTCTGTATCAATATAAGTACTAGCCTTCTCCATAACTGACATACCACGCCATTCATTAAATGGATTAGGTCGCTTATCATGCAATACTTCGTCAACAGTCAATGGTACTTTAGCTCCGTCTGATTTATTAAGCATGTAGCCAACAAGTTCACCTTCTTCTATGACAAGTTCCATCTGTGCAGGGTTTAATAGGTATACTTCTTTAATCTTACGGCTGTTCTCGCCACGAGCTAGATACCAGAATGTCTCACCATATATTTCAAAGAGCATACCGAATAGGTGTACAAAGTCTGATGGATTCTTCTGTATGCGGTTAGGATAGTTAAATAGCGTTAAGATTGGGTGATTAACGTACATATCGCCATTAGCTTTGTGTATTTCAGGCTCATAAATAGAGAGGCTGCTACCAATCTTATCTATAGCTTTGTATGTTATACCGTAAAGTTGTCTGCGAGGTGAGAAATCTGATTCACCAGTTAGGTTTCGTATGACTTCTCCATTAACAGAGTTGCCGAGATTTTGTTTGTTTATAAAAACTGTATAAGCGTTGCGAAACCGCTGTGATAGTTTCATGTGTTGTTACCCTCAAATTACGGTCTCCAGGACTCTAATACTATACTAGCATAATCACAATATAATGTCATCAAGCGTGATCATGTTGCTATTGTTTATCTTAGTTATAAAGTATCTCATGCTATCTACTGCATCATCATTATCTTTAATTGGCTGGTCAGTCTCGTGATTATCCTTGTCCATTTTCCAAGCGTACGTTTCAAGTTCATCAATTAGGTTTACGCATCTATCACTGATAGTTAGTTGCCCAGAATGAAATGCCGACTTAACCGTGTTAATACCTTGTAGCACGCTGTCCTTGCCTTTAACTGCTGGATCAAGCCTAAATGGTAGTTCTCGGTTTAATTGCATGATAGCTATTGGGTCTTCTGAGTCAGCTACTGCTATATCAATATTATAATTAGCTGTCAGGTTTTTAATTGCATTGGTACGCATCTTGTCGTCTAGCTTACGCATATACAGTTCTTTCATAACGTGTATCTTGTCGTCCTTACTAATAGCATAGACATAGGCCGCTAACGGGTGATTGTATCCAAAGTCTAAGCTGAAGCCATATCGGTCGGGCTCAAACGGGCATTCCCTAAGTGCATCGTCTCTAACAAATTCAGTATAGATACGTCCCTCAAGGTCTGTAAACTCTGCTAGATACTGTTGAGCAAATACGCTAGGTGCTATGTCTTTACGCTTTCTATCTAGATCATATTTAATATTTGGTATAGTTTCATTGTCGTAGCTTGTAAAGTGGAAGTCTTGCCAATCATCTTTATTCTTTGATTCATCTATTAATTGTTTAAATTGTCCTTTACCTCTAGGCATAGATGCGAATACAGCTTCGCCATGATAGTCCAACAGTGTCGGTTCTATAACGTCATTCCAAGCTTTTTTTAGGTTCTTAGCTACAGCACATTCGTCTAGGTATACTTTGTGATACTTCTTACCGAGCATGTTATCTACACTATCCCACGAATAAAGTTTAATCCTAGAGCCGTTATGAAGTTTAATTATAAGCTCTTGAGAGTTTTTGTATTCTATATACTTACCGGCAATCTTTAAGTAATCCTCCCATACAACATCTTTAGCGTGTCCATAAGTAAGACCTACATATGCCATAGACAAGTTTGGGTATCTTAATCCATAGTTAAGACTGTCTATAATAAAATAATAAGTCTTGCCAGTCCTACGTCCACACCTAAGTATTTTGTGTCTAGCTTGATTATTCGTTACTGTTTTCTGCCAGTTTATCAGTCTCGGCAACTTCATTGTCAATTCTAAAGTTTGGCTTTCTTGCATATGCACTCTCTATTATTATTGTTGGTAACTTATCACCACCAGATGTAACATCTAAATGCTTGCCATAGCCATTCTCTGCAAGCCACTTCATGGCCTGTACATCACCGGTCATAGCTTTAGTAAGTGCAACGTATGCTACAGCCTTAAATCCGTTCTTGCCATACTTAGCTTTCAGCTCTTCTTTATTCTTTAGAGTTGTTTTGTCCCAGTCTATATCCTCTGCTAGTTCTTGAATAATAGTAGACAAGTGTTTAGAGCCTTTAGGTTTGCCAGCAGGGTTGCCTGATTGACCCGGCTTAAATTGAGTTTCTTTGCCTATATCTGGTGTTGTATCTTTGCCTATCATGCCTGTATGTTGCCTGTATTTAATGCTGGTGTTAGTTCTTCCCAATTATCAGGTAGCTCGTTTTTATTAGTAAACTTAGCATACCTCTTTCTAATAACATCAACATATTTAGGGTCTAGCTCCATTCCATAACAAGTACGGTCTGTTTGTTCACAGGCTATTAGAGTAGAGCCGGAACCGAGGAATAGGTCAAGAATATTATCTCCAGACTTACTACTATTGTTTATTGCTCTAGCAACAAGCTCTACTGGCTTTTGAGTCGGGTGAAACTCGTTTTTTGTCGCTCTGCTTATATCCCAGACGCTTACTTCATTATTTGCACCATACCACTTCGGAGATTTTCCTTTCTTAAACATATAAAGACAAGGTTCATGTTTGCTTTTATACTGAGCACCTATTGCCCCAAACTGTGCCATGTTCTTGTTCCAGATAATATGATTTCTAACCTCAAGACCAGCTTGAAGTACAGCTTGAAGTACAGCTAGTGATTTGCTATCGCTATACCATACATAAAAAGCTGCTCCATCCTTAGACAACTCTACTGCATTAGGTAGGCTATCGGCATAAATATCAGGTGTCCCATCATTCTCTAATTTTTCCCTACGCTTGCCCTTTACTGCGTGTCCACCATCATAGTCAACTCCATATGGTGGGTCTGTGAATACCATGTCTGCTAGATTGCCGTTCATTAGGTCGCTCACTATACCAAAGTCTGTACTATCCCCACACATAACCCTGTGCTTGCCTAATTGATAAATCCCACCAAGTTTACTAATTGCAGGTTCACTTGATACTTCTGGGGCCTCATCTTCTTCTACTTCGGTTTCTACCTCTGTTTTGCCAAACGCTAAAGCGTCAAAGCTCGTTGCTTCGTATACCTCGGCATCATTTAATTCATACTTACCAATAAACTCATCAATGCCTTCTTGAGTAATAGTAGCGTATTGTGAAGTAATCTCTAGTAGTCTAGCCATAGCTTCTTGTAAATCTTTAGCAGGTACTTTTAAGTAAGGAATAGGCTCATTCCACCCCTCTCGGTTTAGTACTCTTTGGCGTTGATGTCCGTCTAGTAAATGTAAGATTTTATCGTTATCTTCCCATACATAAACTGGGTAGCTAAATCCTCTGCGTTGAATAACATTTTTTAGCTTGATATAGTTTACTTCGGTTAGGTCTTTTAGATCGCCCTGTGTAGGCAATAAATCAGCTATCGGTATTGTTGGCAGGTTATTTGGGTTGTGTACTATCATAGTTGTTTATATATCCATTGTCCGTTTTCCATATAGAACTTTACATTACAGGTACTGACATCACTAGGTCTTATTATACCACTGGAAGTTTTATGTCCAATGTGCAAATCCATATCTACATATTTGTTCTTGCTTATAGACAAGCCCCATACTACATCAGGACCATATCTTTGACCGTCCCAACTGCATACACCAGATAGCCATACTTTAGCAGGTGCTAGTAAACAATAGAATCCTGTAGCGTCTATATCCTGTATACCAGTTTTGTTATGATCTATGCTGTCAAAGCGTGATCTGCCATAGAATTCCCAAGCTCCAAGACAATACAATCCATGCCTGCCTACCTGAATACCCGATACATAGCCAAAGTCTTTATCCTGTAAGCGTATATAGTGTCCTAGTAAGCGTTCTAACGTGTTCTCTGGTAGTTCAGCATCTCCCTCTACTTGCCATACTAGGTCCGGGTTGTAAGCCTTTACAATGTCTCTAAGTCTCTCATGGTTTTCTGCTATGCGTATACGTCGTGCTTCTATTCCCTGTGCAGGGTTTTCGTCTACATATAAGATGGTCCGAGTAGGCTGAATAGTTTGCTTTAATATCTGCTGGTCTATATATTCACGATCCTCTACCTGACCAATACAAAGTATGTTCATAGTGACTCCAATGCTTCCATATACTTAGGTAATAATGCGTCCCAGCTAATTGTCTTGGCTATCTCATACGCTTTACGGCTTTCTGTAGCCATGTCGCAGTTCTTAAACCATTCTATCTTTTCATACAATGCAGGCTTTTCTGCTTCATGTAATTGAATTGTAAATCTTGGTGCAAATTGACCTGAGTAATGCGTTGGTACAAGCCACTCAGGTGGTAGCAGATGGTTGTTAGGTGATATATCAGTCATTATTACTGGCATACCGCTTGCCAGTGCTTCATTTAGTGGTAGACAATTGCCACCGTATTTACGAGGTAATACCATTATGTCACCAAGCTTATAGATAAACTGAGCATCTTCTATACCTGTATAGACTGTACTGTGCCTGTATCGTGAGCGAATCTGATGTGCAAGTTCTTCACTCTGTGTAGTTACTATTCCCTCTGGACAAGCGTTCATAAAGTCGTATGTACCGTTGCGGTCGTTGGCTGCAGGTTTCCCAGCTAAGTGTATTGGGAATGCTGTTGTACGTTCTCTGTACGGGAACTCTTCTAAGTCTACAGGGTGATGCAGTTGTATAACCTTAGTGCCTTTACTCTCAGCATGATTACGTATGTAATCCTCTAGCCATACGCTAGGCAATATAATTAAATCTGGCAATTCATACTGTGGGTATACGATGTGGTCATAAAACTCAGGGTTTTCAACGCATACAGTCTTTACACCGAGTTCTCTAGCTCGCTTGTATAGATTTAGGTTGTACGGTGTTTCGGCTGTAAGCAGCACGTCTATGTCGCTAAGAATCTCATCTAACTGGTTGTCGTGTGGTATGCCTTTAAGCGTCAAAGCGTCTGGATACCAGCCATTCTGTTTGTTGCCGTTAAGCGGTGATAGGTCTATTACAATAGTCTTGTGTGGCTTTAGGTGCTTGTAATAAGCCCATGTTTGATAGCCTAGTCCAGTGTTATCATCTCGGACTAGCAAGCCAAGTTTCATATTCCAACCTCGTCGTCACTGGTGTATTTAAGCCCTCCAGCTCTCCCATCAAGATTCTCGCTGCGTTTTATATGCTTACCGTTGTCTGGATAGTAAATCCATAATCGGTGCTTGTGCCACCCAATCATGCCGTAATCATTCCACGCATTATGCAAGACACCATGAAATGTATCTTCAATAAATTGCTTACTTGGTACTTGGGGTATAACTGTTTCCTTATAATATAATACCGAACTCAAGTGTGGACGTTGCGACCACTGATAAGTCATCATAAAATCGTTTTGTGTCCCTAGCATGAGATAGTTATGGTCTTCTGGTATAACATCTTCGTGGTGAAAGCGTATTGTATTAGCGTCACCATCATATATCATTTTTTTACAAGCGTCCCAGTCTATAGTTTTTCTAGTAGTTAGTGGTGTATCGCCCTCAACGTATAACATCAATGGCGTTTTAATATACTCAAATGTTTCAGACATCATAGTGCTTTGGTGTGAATGCTTGTCAAATTCTATAGGCAATACATTGTGCCATTCATGCAGTGCTTTCCAATATACTTGATTCTTATATTCTATATAATCCTCTGTACGGTCTACCTGTTCATCTCTTATGCCGTCCATTTGTAATATGATTTCAGAATTAGGTAAGTGGTGTCGGATAGATGCTATAGTCTGATCAATAATAGAGGTACTTGGGTGAGATGGTAATACACTTGTTGCTATTACAACTGTGATATCGCTATGCATGTAATTGCTCCATTACTTTATAAACGAAATTACGCTTCCAATTTATCCACCATGCGGTTTGCTTGTTAATAGAGTGCTTTGGATTTTCGCTCCAGTCACGTATTGCTTCTTCTATAACAAACCAATTATCTATCTGTGGAAACGGTGTAATAGATTTGAATAACCAATCCCAGTATTCTAGTTTGTCGCCACCAGGTGTTTTTTTATCAGCTATAGGAATAGCCATGCACTCTAAGGCTTCAAATAGCCTAAAACTATCTGGTATAACTGCACCAGAGGGGCAAGGTGCAAAGTTAGCCGATGCAAGGTATCTATAGTATTCTTTTGGTTGCATGCCCTGTGTAAAACCCTCAGTCTTAATAACACGCTTAGTCATCTCAACATCTTCTAGTGCATCAACAAGTTCGGTCCGGCGGTTATGAGTTATCTGTCCAGCAAAGAATATATCTATGTCTTTTTCAATCTTATCAGGTAAGTTACTGTGGATATGCTGTGGATAACCTGTGCCTATCCGATCATAATTATCGTGCTTGCCCATGTGAGGATTCTGTACCCAGATGTGCATATTGTTTTTGCGTATCTTCTCTACGTCAAAGTCTGCTTCCTCGTCGCCCATCAAAAATAGGACGCAATTACCAATCTTATCTAGCTCGTGGTTTATCTCTTCCTCAAGTCCTGCGTGATGTCGTGCAGCAATAGCAACAATTGCTCGCTCTTGCTTTGGTAGATAGTCAGATTCTATTATCTCAAAGTCTTCCCAGTTTGGAGTTGTCCAAATTCTGCTCTCTAGTAGATCCTTGAGCATGCCATAATCCCATTGATCAGTTAAGTGAGCGTCTTTATTTAATGATAGGATATACGCTTTCATTTTGTAGCCTTTATAATGCACCAGCTTTCGTGTACAAACTGTGCAGTGATTTTCTCTATAGTAAAGCCGGCAAGCTCTACAAGTGCAGTCATTTCATCTAAGCTCATCTGGTATGAGTACGGTGCATCTTCAGTGCCTATAACAAACTGGAATAATAGTGTTCCGCCCTTGCGTAGATTGTTATATGCCATTTTAAGCATCTCTACTTTAGAGTCAGTATTCATGTGCTGAAATACTAGCATAGAGAATACTAAGTCAAGGTCGTCATTGTACGTTTGGTATTGTATGTTAGGACGCTTTTGGGCAAGTTTAATCATCTCGTCTGATATATCTAAGCCGTAGAATTCACAGGTTTCGTGATTATCAGCAAGGGGTGCTAACAATCTTCCTATGCCACAGCCAATCTCAAGTACTCTTGTCCAGGTAGTGTTATTCTCTTCTATAAGATCCAAGAAGTATTCTGTTTTTGCCCAATCATCTGCAATGTATTTATACCTGACTTCAGGGTCTTTAGCTGCATCGTCCCAAAACTGTTTGGCGTCAGCGTCGCTCATTTAGATGGCTTTCCGTTCGGTGTGTATAACATGTGTAATTCGTGTGCATAATCAATATATTCTTCGTCGTATCCGTGATCTATAATCCAGTTCCTAAAGTCGCGAGAATATTGTCCAAACTGATGGAACATAAACTCCGGGTGTATGCTTGCCCAGATTTTAGGCTTATGTACTTTAAGAACCTTGTCTGCACCTTTCATAACTTCCCAGTCAGATCCCTCGCAGTCAAAGGTGATTACTGTGGGGGGCTTTAACCCTTCAGCCACTAAATCATCAATCCTATATTGTGGTAAACCCTGAGCTTCCTCATATAGGTGACTGAAATGCTGTCGTTCATTTATATCTTTATAGGAGTATGCAGGCCAGCCGTCTTTGTCATTAACATAACCTACGCCACCAAATAATCCTGTATCAACTAGCGGTGGAATTGGTTGGTGTACATTACTAGCAAAACCTGCAAAGTTACCAACTGGATTAGGCAATTTGTTTGCTTTGAATGTCTGATAGATAGACGGCCATGCAGTGTGATTAGGCTCAAACAATACTACTTCTGCTCCCCATAATGCACAAAGTGCAGCCATTTCACCTAGTTCAGTACCGACATAATATACTACGTCTCCCTTGCCAATCATGCTGTGCATAGATTCTAGGCGTTTCTTTTCCCAGCCAGCTTCGCTATTATACTCAGCCATTTCTGCACGGTGCTTAGGCAGTTTGATTTTATACTTGCCATTCAGTAAAGCGTCTACCATCTGTGTCATTTTTCTAACTCCTTAAATATTGTTTTCCAACGCTCAACATATGTATGATCCCGGTAGGTCCTGTTGTGTCCAGCCTGTCGTATCTCTTCACGCTCTTCTGGGTTAATAAGATAATAGTCTATCTTATCTTTTAGCTGGTCAAAGTTTCCAAATTCATAAGTTACAATCTCCTTATCAATTACAAAGTTATCTTCTATACCTTTAATGTAAGGAAATATAGTAAAGCCACCACGTCCTGTAGATTCAAATAAGCGGTCTGAGAAGTAATACGGGTAATCATAGCCAATACACAAAGTATCGCCTACAGCGACCTTAGAGTTAGCATAAACCCTGTTTAATCTTGCTCCACGTATAGTCCCGGTGTCACCATCTCCACCAACATGAGTAAAGCGTTCTTGGTACATATCTTTTAGCTTGTCTATAAGCTGCGGTCGGTATTGCCACTCTGGGTGATAGCCCCTTGATCCAACAAATATAACGTCATTTGCTGCTTCGTCTCCTGCAGTATCTATATAGACTTCCTTGTCGTAAATACCAGCCGGAATGTAATGTCCTTTAACGTCAGTGTTTTTATTAAACCAATCTGCCATTAGTTTATCTGTAGCAAAAAAGTGACCAATAGTCTTATAAAATGGATCGGTATCAAGATCCTTCTGTCGCTCTAAGCCAAGCCATAGGTCCAGGTGATAAGTCATGCTTGGAATACCAACACGTTTAAGTGTTTTGAATATAGTATCTAAGCCAACAGTTCCAGGTGTGACCCAACCATGAGTATGCACAAACACTAATACGTCTGCATTAAGTGACTCTTCTAGTATCTCTTCTGATGTAGCACTGCCCTCTTGTAATCGCATAACAGTATGACCTAGCGATTCAATACTATTAGCGTGGTGATTCTCGCTTGAATAGTCTACTGTAAAGTTGCCTACAAATATAATTCTCATTTTACCCTCCAAAACAATACGGACAGCCTTGTAGTGGATTAAGACTGTCCATGTTACTTTTGAGATCCACTACTATCATGCTTACATTATAACATAGAAAAACCACCTTATTCATGGTGGCGGTGGACCTTTTAATCTCGTTATGAGAACAGGGTAATTATTCCTGATGCCCGACCAGCTCTTCCTGAGGTGGTTTAGTAAGTTTCCTTACTGTATACATTGTATCATAGTGCTTATGTTTTGTCAATACCTTTTTTTGGCACTAAGCCATCTGTCCCTCTAAAGCAACCAGACTGTCTGACTTATGCTCTGTAGTTACTACTTGAACCCGATTATTAACCAGCTATGGTCTAATCCTTTGATATGTCCCCTGATAGAAGTATAACTATATTTCTTATAGGCTTATTAGAGTCGCCGGTGTCATGGCAGGACAGAGCGGCAATTCTGTAAACCTATAATAATATTTAGTTTTTATAAGGCTAGCTAAAAATAGCCCAGAATATAAGTTTTTAATTGCTATAAGTGTTGCTTTAATAGATATGGTTTGTTATACTAAAAGTACATGACAACGCCTGATCCCACGTTACGGGATCATTTCTATTTGATACATGACAAATAGCTAGTCCTTATTATACATATATACATCTTATTATCAATAAAAAAAGACCCTATGCCTCACGCTCAGGGTCTAATTTACTATAGGGTGAAAGGACTACACTATAAATGAAGAAATTCCCTATAGACTCTGTATTATACCACTTATCCACAGCTTTTTATAAAAATGTACTTGATTAAACATCTTCTTATGTTTATAATTATAGATGTAATAAATGAAAGGATTACAATGAAAATAAACGTACAATATCAAATTGATCCAGGTACTCCAATTACCTGCGAGTTTAACGATTTTTGCAACCATGCAGGTGCATATTGGGAAGAAGATGCCATTGATTTTGGTAGCTTTGAAGATCCAAGAACATACGGCTGTTTAGTGTGCGACAAATGTAAAGCATATAATTTTAACGATATAGGGTGGGACTACTAATGTACGAAATTAAATACTATTTAACTGCTGAAGTAGATGGTGAAGTTGTGTTCTCTAGTTACTACGAAGATACAGTAATGCTTGAAGCAGAATTGCG